CAATAAATAATCCCAGTGTCGAAGAATTCGGGGCCTTTATAGCCAAGAAGTGCATAATCGACAGCAGTATTAGCATCGCGTGTTCCAGCATGATACTGAGCTTCAGTTCTTGTGTCACGATAAACGTTAAAACGTCCAGCGAGTGTTCCAAGTTTTGCAATCCCAACAGGTTGAGTATTTACATTACCTTGAACTGGCAAGAATTGGAACTGAGGAAGATGCTCGATCATAGCACAAACCGATGGAGTTGCAACAATGAAGTTGGCAGCACCACGACGATTGCGGATAGCAATACGGTTTGATTCAACGAGAATCTTTTGATAGAAGTGAACATTACGCTCACCAGTCCAACGTGCGTCAGCAGATGCAGGTTCCCAGATGGAATAACCCTTACCACGCCCAGCAGTTAAGCAAGTTTGAACCATACGCATGATCATTTCACGGTCGATTTCTGCTTGAATCTCGTAAGACATAGCATTAGTCATTTCGTTATCAATGTCAATACCATTCATGGCACGAACGTCTTGTTCTAGTTCTACAGACCACTTAGCTGCTAAACGACGAGTTCCAGCTTCAACGGCAGTCTTCTCGAAAGAGATAACCATTTGAGGAATTTGATCATTAAGCTCGAAGCTTTTAAGTAGATCAGCAACACCTTGGTCTTGACCAACCATATTGAAATCTGCATTACCACTAAGTTCACCCGAAGATGTCCCTGTGAAACGAGTATCAAGATCGTTGTAACCAACTTCTTTTTCATCAGCATAAGAAGAGTAGTTGCTTGGGCGCGAGTCAGAACTATTACCACCAAGTGAATCAGATTCATATCTGTAACGTAGTGCGAACGCGAGTCCGACAGGGCCAGACATAGGCTGGACACCAACGATTTCATTCGTAATAAGTTCTGGGAACGTTCTACGAATCATCGGAATTAATACTTTAGGGAGACGAGCGTCACCTTTAGCATACGAGTCTGAGGAGAATTGAGTTGCACCATTAGAACCGAGACCTGCGCCAGCATTTGGACCATAAGCACCACCACCAACAGAATTGGCATCTTCATTGATGACTCTTGGACTATGACCATTTTCAACACACCATTGCTCTTGATTTTCAAGAAGCATAGCAGTATTTAGGCGCAAATTACTTTCTACAATTGGTTTAACCCGTTCCGAACTGAAGTCAAGAACTTTTCCCCACTTTGACAAAAGGGTGTTTGCACGTCCTTTGTCAATATAAGCGTTGTTTGGTTTATTCATAATATTTATTTTTCTTTTAATTGTTTTTGTTTAATTTGTTTCTTTTGCCTTACTTAACTCAGGTGTGTTACCTCATTTAATACTTAAAATTTACTAACGATTAACTCGTTATATAATTATTTATAAAATTCTCTATATTTTTTTAATAGTTGCCCCAATTTTCGAGACCTTCCATATATTGATCTGCATGTTCAACAATAACCCGTTCTTCTGGTTTTTGAATTTGACGATCAATACCTTCACTAATTACTTTAGTCTTACTACGAGCAGATGCTTCTAAACGCTCATTAGTTTCATTTTCATTTTCATCAAAAAATTGAAGAGTGTAATCAAAATTTTCTTTAATGAAATCAATTGGTTTGTTAGCAAGAACGCGCTTTAAATATTCTTTCTTAACCTTTGGAAGACCTTGGGACTTTTCTTCAATTAACTGTGAACGATAGACACTTACCTTTTCAATAAGAAGTTCTTTACGTTCTTTCTTAAGTTGAGCAAGTTCTTCTACTTGTTTAGAAATTGTTTTCTTTGCATCCATGATACCTTCACGGACGATTTGGGTTTGATTTACCTTATCCATACCTATGATCTTACCGATTTGTTCAAGAAGCTGACGAGAGCGTGTGTTTTCAACAGCCTTTGTAAGTTCTTGTTTAGGGATTTGTTCTTCAACAACAATATCAAAATATTTATCAACCTTATTTACGAGGTCATCTTTGAACTTTTTAGATTCAGTTACATAGGCAGTTTTATACTTACCAATAAGTTGACGAAGGGCTTTGGTATTTTTTTTATCCATACCTTCAACAAGCATTTTCATTTTCTTAGTATGATCTACGTCAATATGTTCAAGAAGTTTCTTAAGTTTACCAGCATAATCAGAATCTTGTTTAGCAAGGGCTGATTCAAGTTTAAGATCATTCTTAGATGCGCTCTCTTTAACAAGCTCTTGCGCTTTTAAATCAATAGCTTCCACAATTTTAGTAAGGTTTTCTTCTGACAGAGTATCCTTTGTTGCTTCTTTTAATAGTTGTTCGATGTCCATATTAGTTTTGTTTTGTTGAAGAGTTTAAGACTTTAATTCTATCGCTGATTTTAGATTCAACGATGGCTTTTACATTACCTTTGGCTTTTGCATAATCACCATCAGAAATGTTTTTTAGAAGGATTGAAATTTGTTTTTTAGATTGCATTTTAATTATTTATAAAAATGGTTATGATTTATAAATTAAACGTAGCTGCGATTATAAAAAGGTGCTGTAATTAGGCGTAGTTAGGGTATGCTGAGAAGTCGGCCTCGGTGAGTGTGTAGGGGGTGGAGACTCCCGCCTGTGGCGGTGGCTTCGACTTCGATCAGCCTGAGAGTCTGGTTTAAGGGTATGTGTCATAGGTTAAGGCGTGGTAAAGGTGTAAATGCCAAAGGTCGCGAGGTCGGGAGTTGCTACATCGTTAGCAGAGGAATCTTCGATGCTGCCGAAGTCATCATCGACGCGCCAGACAACAAAGGACGTATCCCAGTAAAGGAGTCTATCTGCCCCTGATGGCAGCCCCCCTTTGATACGGTAGCTCATTTTCCCACCAAATGTGCCATTCTCAACCCACAAAGATTTGTTACCTGTCCCATCATCACCGATTAAATAGTTCAGGGTGGTGAAGTTTGGATAGGCTGAGAAATCGGCGGGTGTCACGGTGTAGCCTGTGCTGATATTCGCCTTCATGAACAACTGCGCGTTTTTTCCATGCATAGTAATCACTTCCACCATCACCAACGTATGACTTCATTTGATATCCATTATAATAGTGATTATTTTTTCTTTTTTCTTGTTGAATATTTTTACCTAACGTCTTATTTTTGTTTTAACAACTGGCTCTTCATCGATTAATCCCTCCATATATAAATCTACATCGGAATTAATTATTTCTCTATTAAATGGGGTTACGATTGGCATATGTTATTGAATATTGCGGATAAATTTTAAAATTTGTTCAGTAAGATATTCATCAATTTTTTTAGATGGTAAAGAATTTATAGATTTTTCTAACCCATCATAGACAATTTCATTGCCTTGATTATAGTTAATTATAAATTCTTTATTTTCTAAAATACCATTCATGAAACAACTTGTATCTTTACCTTGACCAGATGGATTGGCAACTGTATCGATTGCTCTAATATTTGGTGATCTAACATAGTTTGTGCCATTTGATTCAATTAATTGTCCCAAACATCTTGTAGACTTACCTAACTTTACTCCATCTCGTATAAGAGACTCTTGTATTTTACCTACGGGTGTTGAAAGACAAACTGATTTACCTATGTATATGTTACCTTCTCGGACTAACGATACAACTCTATCACATGCTTGTTTAAGATTAACATCGGGTTTTTCTGGATGTTCAAGTTCACCCAATGCTCTATTTGTCTCAACATATTCCTTAATATATTTTTCAACAGCGGGTATCATTTCAGAACTTTCGTAGACACGCCCGTTCTGATTTTTCTCATCAAGAAGAATCATTGGCCCCTTAATATAATACTTCCGATCAGAATTATTATTCTGTTCTTCTACAATATATTCAAAGGAATCTAGGTCAACATCCTCGACAATTAATTTAAAATTATTACTCATTTTAATTATTTATTAAAATGAGCATTATCTTTTAGTTATTTGATTCCCCATAAAGCTAGATATAACCGAGATTAAAACGTTAGACATGAGCGGAGTAATAACTACATTTCGAGTTGCATCTCCAACTGTGATCCATTTAACTACAGGCACTTCACTTACCCATGGTAGTAATGTCCAACTATTTTCAACATAGCCAAATGTAACACTTGCATCATAAAATACTGGTAAAATGATCGGTAATACAATTAATGAAATTACAGATAAGAGCGCAATAATTCTACGTGTCATATGAAACCCTGTAGATGCTTTATATGTCCCACTATCATTGGATTCAAAATCGTATCCGAAATCTTTTCCAAATAACATCCACGTTTTTTTCTTCTTAATAAATCTAGACTGTTCAGTAATTGGGACGCCTTCATATTCACGAGCGTCTTTTGTTGCCTCAGCTTGCTTAGATATTGTCTGCAAATAAAACTCACGTTCTGCGCGTGTATCCTCTTGCTTATTTTTCCATATAGTTAAAAATGCGGCTCCTACGCCACTAAGTAAAAAATTTAAAATTTCGATTGTTCCCATATTATTCCTTTGCTTTAGATGAATATATCCTTGTTAGATTACCATGAACTTCCACTACAACTGATGATCCACCTATTTTTTCTACAACAATAGGTTTGGATTTATGAACAGGTGGAGTTGAACAACCAGTTATGAAGAGTATTGCTAGTATAATTAACCATTTCATATAATTATTTATGTAAATTTAATCTCTTTTGCATTTTTTACATCGTCACCTGTTAATTTCGTCACCTCGATCTGATATTGATGTAAATTTGCTCCAAAAAATGCTCCAATATTATGTAGGCACGATTGGAAGTCTATATCTTCATAGAAATTACCAATATAGTCCCAAATTGCTAATTTTTTTGAGTCAACCCATATTCTACCTGTTATAACTGTATCAGCTTCGATATTATTCTTATCTATATCGCCTTTAACATTTAAACTCTCATGATGCTTACCTTTAAAGTGACGCAGAATCGTCGTGTGATATAATTCCTCGCCCTTATTACCATACGCAATTGCGCCCGTTGGGATAAAGTAAACAAACGTTATTACATCCTTAGATTCTACAGTCGAACCCTTGTAACTCTCTGGGGACTCTGTGTATACTTTTTTTAATTTTTCAAACTGATTGTTGAACGCATTCATTTTAATTATTTAGTTTTTCCAAACATTTTACCTTCAAAAAATTTATCATCGATATAAATACCCTTTTCGGTTAATATACACCAACGATAATTATGTTTTTTACAAAACTGTTTAGCATAATCCCATTTGCTTGTATTTTTAGCCCATGCTAGATGTTCATATATAATTGTAGTTTTTTTCTTACGTTTACTCTCTTTTGGGGGTAACGTTTGATTAAATGGTTTGATTTCTATCAGATATGTCTTTAACCCATTTGTTTCCTTTAAGACAATCTTACAATCTACATAATATCTATGCATTTTACCGTCTATTTTACATAGATATGGAATGATTACCTTTTCATATTTAACATCCATAACTTTAGAGTTTTGGTCACACCATTTTAAGAAATCTAACTCAAATGATGACCTATAAACACATTTTGACTCACCAAACTTTTGACTATTGAATGGTCTATATACACCTGACTTAAACTGCTTCCTTGATCGAGCCATTAGTCATAACATTACGTAGAATCGCCACTTTTTCATCTCTTCCAATTCAGAATAATATTTTTTAAATTCTTCCCCCGAATCAATTTTAATTGTTTCGTTACTATCCATGTTGAAGATACCAAACTGAAATTTTGAATTATAATCATTGAATAACTTTACCCAAAAATTAAATCCTAGTTGAGTTAATCTATGATCAGATATAATAGTTTTATATTTTGGTAATAAATATGTTACAAAAATAAATCTAAATATACCGCGATATGCCTTATCTTGCCAAATTGTATCAGTTTGAATAAACCCACTATCATGTGCGCCATAGCTATATTCTGCAATTGTTTTGTCACCTGAGATGAATGCATAGTCCCCACCGCTTTTATTACCATCATAATATACATCGATTTCGTCATTCTGAAATTGAATAGTGTCGATGTTTATATGAGTCTGTTTATATGACTGCGTAATAGCGTAGTTGGCCTTTGGATCGTTTACTGCTATATCATCACCAGAATGAAAATGTTGGGGCATCTCTAATAAGATAAACTGTTTAAATTTTGGCATTATTTAGAAATTACCAAATCAACATTTGAGGTGGTGCTGCATTTGCAAAACCACCAGTTCCATTTAGTAATTGCTCTTCTAGGCGTAATTTATCTTCTCTACCTTGACTCATAAATGTATCCCAATTGATTGTTCCACCACCTAATAACTGAGTTCCGTTGAGCTTACCTCTTACATTTCCAACCATAATTTTCATTAAAGCCAATGAATATTCTTGAACCCAATGGTTTTTTAAACAATCCCGAAATCTAGGTTCTACATAACATTCAACAAGACCATAATACTTACCAAACCCCCTACTTTGACTACCATATGCCTCTGCACCAGTCGGTTCTGGGAACAATCTTAATAATTGTGTGTGTGGATCAAATCTACATTCAACATGGAGGGCTAGCATCTTGTTACGAAGCTCTAAGAATTCGTTCATATTATACCATGACACCAAATCAAATCCCTTATTCATACCACCTGAATGCATCAGTGCACCCATCTGTTGAATCATTGCATATTGAACAGTAAATAGAATATTTGCGCCTTGGTTCTCCCCAACTTCCATATTACGAACATCAATAACTTTCCTATAATCCTGTAAATCATAATCTCTCCCAACTACAGTATTTGGATCAGCTAAATCATATGCTGAAGATAGTTCAGGTGTTGCATTAAACAATGCTTCCATTTTAATACCAACGCCTGGAGTATAAATTTGAGAATCGAATAAAAGGTATTCTCTACTTGGCTCAGTGTATTGAGTATATAACTCAACCGCCTTAGCGATAGATTCGAAGCCCATATCCTGACTTAGCTCCACCGAAGCTAAATTTCCACCAAGGAACCTCAGATTCCTACACGCTAACGTCTCAATGGAATTGACTCTAGAATTTAAATGTGTGGAATAAAATGATGAAAGTGGCTCTGGCATATAATTATTTATAAACTTGGCGAATAATATAAGTAATCATATGATGTCATCTTCATCTATCACATGATTATTTATCGTTATTGTCTAAAACTTCCTTAAATAAACGTCTGGCCTCACCTAAGTCCTCCGTTTGTCTAATTTTATTTGTTATTTCAACATCGAAATGTTTAAAATAATCTTGCCGATATAGATGCTGTAAGTATAATGCCATTGCTATAGTATATCTTATTATATTGTTTTCATCTAACTGTGACTCTGGCGTATTCAATAGCTTATTTTCAACAACGAAGTTTCTACGTAAACCAGTTCTAGTTTGCGTTACTAATTTTATACCTTGTAATACATCTTCTGAAATCTTTTCGATAAATTCTTTTGGTATTTCATAATCTTTATTATTGAAACGCTTTCCCGAAACATACCAATGTGCTAATTCACTATTTTGTAGTAAAAATTTATCAATTTGTGCGTTTGACATATTGTTAATGTCGGGTAATGGATATTTAATTTTCAAATTACTTGGGAGATCTTTGTGTATATCACTCAACTCTTTTAACATGACTTTTCTATTATCCGACTTTGATATCGTATCTTTGATGTCTGTTTGTTTTTCATATGGTCTACTAGTTTCGTGGTCATCATAATGAATTTTATTTTTTGATATGCGTGTTAATACATATGTTTGATCAGAATGTTTGAATTTAAATCTACCCCTTGATTCGGCAAGTTTGACTAATGTCATGTAATATTCAATCCACTCAAAAAACTGCTCGGTATCATCTAATATACGTGATGAAAGATATCTAAACTCAATTGTGCGACCTTTTCCAGATTTTGATTTCTCACCCTTTTTACTACTATCTACAACCCCCCCACTCACCTTAGAAATATTTACACCCATGCGTTTTTCAGTTTGGATTTTACGGAAGTCCTCAACGTCTATATCGCTACCCCTTTCATATGTATTTAGAAATATTGCAAGCTGTCTATACATCACATTTTTCAATTCGGTATAACCGCGTGCTCTATCTGGCTCTACTTTATTAATCGTATCTTCATCAACTAAATCGTATAACACCAAAAGGTCAAAATAATCAAATATTTCAGGTAAGCCAATATGAACATGCGCAGACGTTCCCGCACCCGCTTCGCCAATATTTAAATTATTTAATACTTCCATTGCTATTGGGATGTCTTTTGTTCTTAAAATTGGTGACACAATCTCTATATTTCTTGTCTCATCTTCATGCACTTCCCATGTGAAGTCATCTGGGTCAATATCATATGATGAAAGAATTTCTTCGATTTGTTCAGAAACATATTCGATATCCCCCTCAATTTGTCCACCTTCATTTGGAAAATATTCCTCCCATTTTCCATTAGATAATATTTGTTTAATATATTCTTCTTGGCTGGTCTCTTTAAGATCTTCCAACAAATTATTGTTTTCAGCTAACGTCTCTTCCAGACTCTCCTTTTGACTATACCAAGTATTATAATCAGTTGTCCAATCATCTTCGTCATAATAATCATCTTCATCTGGCTCAGGATGATCACTTTCCCAATCATCAATGTCATCATAATCTAGGTCTTGTTTTTGTTTTTTATATAAACCATTAACATATAATTTATAATCATCATCATTGTCATATTCTATATTTATATGGTCAAGATGGTCTCTAACTTCGTCCATATCGCGAGTGATAGTGAACTCAATGTCGAAACCAAATGTATATGGTTTAAAAAGTTTATTACCGTATTTCTTTTTTAAACCTTTACGTATTTCCC